GCTGAAAGCAAACCAGGATATCCGCCTCCGGCAGTGAATTGATTTAAAATACTATCCGGACCAATTTGGTAACAATTAAAATTTGGAGCCGTACCATCTTGTCTAATAGCCGGCATGATGACAGTTGGAGCAAAAACTTGATAACCAGCTCTACCCACATCGTCACAGCAACTAAAAATTTCTAAAGCAATGGACGGCAAAATTGGAGCTACAGTAGGCACATACTGTACAGGTTCAGCGACTTTCAAAACGAGATATCCCATAGAATTATCACCATTATTAAAAGAATAATTATTTGCCGCAGGATAATAACCCTTAGAAGAGTTACCCACGAATCTAAAAGGTGTCATATGTGGCACTTCAATTTCATAAGTATGAACACCCATCAACATTCTGTCTGCATTCGCTCCAGCAGATAGAGACACATCAGTAGTAGTAGACGAAACAACATAATTAGGTTTGTCTTGACATACAGTTTGAGCCAACAATACACCGTTCACTAGCGGACTAGTTTGAAGCTCAGCATACTGATAAGTTGCATCAATTGCAGCACGATACGCTGAATTCAAAGGAGCATTAGTTAACTCTGGAAAAGGAGCTGTAGATCTCCAAGCTCTACCACCTACAATATCAGTGTTATAACTATGAAAACCTGGTGGAACATAATACAATTCTCCCAACGTTGTGCCAACTACTGAAATTTTAAATCGCGCACCGCCGGAATAACCAAGAAACATTTGATTAATCAACTTAACTGTGTTAACAGGTAATGCGGTAGTGATACCGAATGGACCTTCAGGGGTTATACGAGGTGATTTAACTCCTATTAAATGAGCCACGTCAAGCTGAAGCGCACCTCTAAAATTAGCCATATCTTGTGAGGTGAAACGTTGATAAAATGCCCTAGTCCACCTACGCATATGATCACGAACACTAACTATAGGCCTCAAATCAGTAGGCTTTACCATCACTTGCTCATGCTCTTGTAACAAAACCCCACCTTGCTCTTCAACTTCAGCCTCCATTTTATACAAAACTTCATCACCAAGATTAGGATATTTAAAATTTGGCGCACCATCTACGCCCTCTATTTTATCAGTTACCGATTTAATAACATCCTCCTCAGTCACAACCATCCCGCGACTAATAGGAGAATCTGAAGAATATAAACTGACCATTAACGGTCTAGTGTTGTAACCAAAAAGTTGAAAATCATCACCAGCTGATACATAAACATTAAACTGAACAGAAGTTGGGACCGCTCCATTAACAACCAATGGTTGGTGCACGTAAATATAATACATACCGTGCTGTAAAGCATTGAACTCGAAATCCGTTGAGCACGGTAATTGCTCCAATGGTGAAACATAAGGCAAATCAATTGTATGAACTTGGTGACCGGAAAATTCCAAAGTCTCCATCATCAAATTTGGTACGGAATCAAAAGATGGTACCGAATTAACCATATTACGATCAGGAGAATAATTCCTAGCAACGGTCAATTTACAATAATGAAAATTAGACATTGCAGATTGTATATGCAATTTAAGTCCTCCCCTCCAATATTTACTCATATGATGGAGAGTCTGAATTAAAGAATTAAAGCAATATGTTGCCGTCGGTACTACGTTAGTTAACACGAATGGAGTAACTTGTTGAAAAGGTGTGATAGGCCTTGAAAACACAATAGTGCCTTCCGTATTGGTACTCTTAACAGAAAACGTTCCAACGTGCATAGGTTTTGAAGCAATCTCCGAAACCAACATCTCATCAATAGCAGTAT